CAAAGCTTCTATGTCATAGCCATTCAATGATATGGTTTCAGTAGCCGTTGTTGCGTTTGCCTTATACAATACGATGCGTACATTGTCCACAAGGTTATTGAACATGTAGGTTGGGTTGCCCGGTATGTTCAATGTTCCATAGTCGGTTTCGTATGAAGGAATCCACACGATGTTTTGCGCTGTTGGATTGCCTGCTCCCCACGTTGGTGCTAAATACCATGAATGCGTGCCATACTTGCGGTCACTCATGCCGTAGTTAAAGCTAACTTGCAGCACGTATTTAATATCATCAACACCTATTTCGGGATTTGGCTTGTAACCATCGAATACTTGATAGTAACCATTGATCACAATGCGCCCTTCCATAGTTACCTCACTACCTTCATTCTCTGTAAGCACACCACCAACTAACCACCATTCAGTGATTGATGCGCTCAATGCATACTTGCTCAAATCATCAATGGTATCATCCGTTCCAAAGTGATACTGCTGGTTGCGCAAATCATCCACAAGTGGCGCAATGTCAAAGTACATGTTATCATCCGGAGCAGGTGACAAATAGAACGTGTACGTCTTAGCATCAACAGTAATGTTCAAGCCATAGCGAAAACCTTGCTGCGCTACTTCTGTGCTCGATGCAATCAGCATAATCTTTTGACCACGCACCACCCAGTTGAAGGGTTCATCTACGATTGTTAATGCCATTTATCTTTTGTTTAAGAGTATTCTATTTTCTACAGATTTGATGTAAGCATCCATTAGCTTGTCTTTGTATTCATCCCATGTATCATCTATTGCATCCTGATAGTAGTTGATACCTTCGATACCTTTTTTACCAATGCTGCGTGCGATATTGTACGCTGCGCTTTTGATTGCGCTCTCGGTTGATTTGATAAATTCACCCTGTTTGTTACGCAGTTTCAATGGCTTCATGCGAATCCACTTTTCAATGGCTGCTACCGGTGGCATCTTTGAGTTTGGTTTGCGCCCGAATTCAATCACATCTGCGTATTGACCAGCATCACCTTTCACAGTGAAATCAATGGTGGGTTTGCCATAACGAATACGCAGCTTATAAGTTAATGAACGAAGCAAGTTACCTGAAGCAACACGATTCACAACCTTACCACGCACACGTCTTTTGATACGCAGATTTGATTGCGCACGCTCAATGACCGTTTCGGCATATTCATTCAAGATATCTTCGAATTCCGTTGCCATTATGCTACTTCTTCAAATTCTACGATTGAACCTGCTTTGATTGTAATGAGTGCGTTCACAGATGCGATTACACTCATGCTTACCGTTCCACTTGCCGTTGCTATGTAGATACCATCTGCGCTGGCTATACGCTGCGTAGTAGATATTGATACAGCCGAACCTGTATTGTTAGCCGAACCATTGTTAATCGTATTGGTTGTACCACCTGTTCCGATTGTAAAACGATAAACCGTTGTACCTGTTGGACCATTCGTGCTAAGCATACCATTGACTGTACCTGTTGCAACAATAATAATCGTTGCTCGCCACTTGTATGTTTTACCTGCGCTTACTGCAAATGATAAACCTGTGATGTTTTGATAAGCTGTGCCACTTGTAACAAAGTCACTTGTTAGTGCAGCATAACCACCCACACCAATATCGGACTTTAATTCGGAAAGTGTTAAAGCAGAAACAGTGTTGTCAGCATTGATGCGTAAATAGCGTACAGCACTTGGATTCGGAAGCGTTGCAAGGTTAGTTCCAACCGTAGTAAGTCCAATGCTATTCTGCTTTCCATTAAACGTAGACCAGTCTGCGCTGCTCAATGCACCGCGATTTGCTGCGCTTGCTGTTGGCAGGTTGAATGTATGGGTGCTGCCTGCGCTACTTATTCCAAAGTCAGTACCTGCTGTGCCTACTGCAAGGTTTTGAACCTGCGCTGTAAGTCCATTGATTGCATTTATGCCAGTGCTTAACGTGGTTATTACTTGACACAAATGCGAATTTTCAGTGTGCAGTACTAAAGTGCGTCCAGATGTAGTAACAAATACACGCAAAGCCAATCTATCGGTTAAAGTCATAACCGTTGCTGGTACTGCAAGGGCTGTAAAGTACGCATCTATTACAGTCCCTTGTGTTATGCCTTCAGGCGTTGCAACATCGGTGGCTAATAGTGTGAATGTGCTGCCATCATACTTATATAATTCAACATAGAAGGAAGGTGAGCCACCACCTGAAGAAGCACTAAAATAAAATTCAAGGTTGAAGTTTCCACCCGGCACCAATAGCACATTTGGATCATTAGCATCCGTAATGAATTGCGCAATCAATCCATTTCCTGCTGCATTGGTTCGCGTGAAGTCAGTACCTGCACCAAATACAGCTGTCTTGCTCATTTGGTAGTAAGTGCTGCCACCTATTGTACCTTGATTTATTGAGCCGTTTAGATAGTAGCTAACTGATGAACCACCGCCACTTGTTGTTGGAAAGTTGGCTAATTGCCCATCACCTCGTACGTATTGTGTTGCAAGCCCTGCTCCTGATATTGCGAGTGTGCCTGCTGTAGTAATTGGTGAACCTGTTACGTTGAAAGCAGGTGGAACCGTAAGAGCAACCGAAGTAACCGAACCACCCGAAGCAGGTGTAGTAGCTATCCAGTCTCCTAATAACGTATTGTAAGTTAGAACCTGCCCATTGGTAACACCTGCTACATTGACATCAGCTAAATCGTCAAGGTTGGTTGGTATAAATGGCTTGTTTAAAATTTCAGCAACACCACTTACCGCATTCCAATCCGAATTAACCTGAGCCGCAGGAATAGTTGGTTTATTCAGGATTTGATAATCACCACTCGTTGCGTTCCAATCTACAGGTGTTTGGCGCAAACGATAACCAACTGCAACCAAAGTCCAGTACGTTGGGTTTGTTGGGTTGATTGCATCATTATTCGCAATACATCTGTACACACTTCCGTTATACCATACCCTGTCACCGATTTGGTAAGGGTTGCCTAATGCAGTTATGTGGTTTGCGTTGTATTCGGTACTTACATATTCTCCACTACCACCACCCCCACCTGCTGCATCTATGGTAACACTACCATCTCCGTTGTCTGTGAGCGTTATGTTAGTGCCTTCGACTAAGTCAAGGATGTTTTGTACTGCGTTATCTACACCATTCGTGCGTAGTGTCAAGCCGTAACCTGTGCCACTTCCACCACTTGATGAACCGCCCACGCTCCACACTGCAGGTATATCACATGCACTCCAGTCCCATGGCACTTCAAGCGTTAATGTGAATGCAACACCGGTAACTGTGTTTTTGTATTCTTCGATGAATGGTTCAAACGTTGGAATGTTTACAAGCTGTACATCAAATCCGAATAACTCCAAACCGTTGCGCACTTCAGCTATTAAGTCTTGCCCCAATCGGATGCAGTCGCTTATCACTTCGCGCTGGTATTCTGCCTTGTATTCTTTGTCGCGTGGAATATCCGCAAACATGATTAAGAAACCAAACTGCATACCGCCCTGAATCGGTGTGATAGTATCAGGTGTTACGTGCATGAATGGATATTGATCATCTTGCAGTTGGTCTGCAAGGTCAATTTGCCCATGTGTGAAACGCTTAATCAAAAAGTGACCAGCAGCGAAAGCTTCCAGTCTATTGATAAGTACATTGTAGCTGTAGTTGTAGCTATTCATTATCTATTGCGTTTTTTCATTTCCATTTTTTGTACGTACACATAGTCCGCTAAGTAGGTCAAATGTGTAAATACTTCATAACACCTTCGCTCCGTCACTGCATCAAACTTGGTTATATCCCTATCAGCTAAGCTTTCAATTATATGAAACCAACCGTACACACCTAATCCGTCAGGGGTTGCTGTTCCTTCATCTCCTTCACTATCTCCGTTATCTCCTTTGCCAAAAAGACGAGGGAATCGTTGTATAGTTCGATTTCTAAACTCGAAAAAAAAAGCAGCGTATTCAACACGTGGTCCAAAGTCAATTCGCCAATGGCATCTTCATAAGTCCGTTTGTCATTGGTAGCGTATGGCTCAATATCGTAATACTTCCCAAACTTTGCTTTGATAGGTCGATATAAGATGCACATCATTTTGTGAGCAGCTTCGCCCATGATAACACCGTCTTTGTATATATCACCGCACACGCTATCCAAATCCACGTATTCGCCAAAGGTCATTGAACTAAGGTCAGGCACAAAGCCAAGTTCATACACACCGATGCGCACTTTGCGTTCAAACTCACCACTGCTTAAGCGAATTGCCGCTTCAAATGTTTCAATGATTTCGTCAATCACATGCACCTGAAGCAAGCGAATACTTTCACTGCTCTTACCTGTAATCACACGCACCTGTTCAATCTTATCGACTGCGTTCTGGTAGTCGATGTATTGATTCAGCGTGATGCCTTTTGCGTTAGCTGCTATGCTAAAGTTTAATTTCATGCTCTGTTGTATTGTAGTTTTTACGTTCTTTTTGTTACAAGTCGGAATGCACGTTGATAACAACAGGTGCTTTCTCATCACCAGCATGTGTTACACGCGCTTGTTTAGGTTTGAAGTATTCCAGTAGTGCAGTATAGTGTTTGATGTATTCTTCATCTTCCATTTCATTCATGATGCGCATACACTTAGCTGCACCTTGCTGCGTAAACCACTCGCCTAATTCATTCCACATTTTTGTTTTTTCACTCACTGCACCTTTTGGTTTTAAGCCACCATGACCGGGCAACAAGTGTCCTTTTTCGTTTCTGCTTTTTTCCATGCGATTCAATAAGGTTCGATAAGATATTGTTATTTAGCTTCATACTGCGCAACACATACGGCAATGCGCTGCTGTGCATCAGGAAACTCACCTTGCACCTTTGCATCACTCATGCAACGTGCGATGAATTCATTTTTTTCTTCTTTTGGTGTTGGGGTTGGTAGGGGCATGTTATTTTTATTTTTCAATTTTACCTAATTGTCTTCTAAACTCAGTAATCAAATCGCGGATGCACGATGCACATCCCGATGGTGGTTGATGTTTACCTGTTACCTTACTGAACCAATGGTACAAAAGCTTCAGGTCTTCATTCTCTATCTTGTTTGCTTTGTAGATGCGCTGTATGAATTCATCCAGTGCGATGATTTCTTCATGCTTCCAATCAAGCGCGAACCATTTGTGCGCTGGGCATGATGCAAAGCGAAACTTTGTTTTAACAGGCATCACACAACCGCAAAGCTTTATCTTCTCTTTGTAGTGAG